GGAAATTGATATGAATTTAAATAAATTATAAACTTGGTTACCTCTTAATTCAGAAACCAAATAAGGTGTTTCAGGTGATTGGTATTTTTCTAAATTCCAAGCAATTGATTGACTTGATTGACTTCTTGCGTCAGGTAGCGCAATTAAATCACAATTTAATCCACGGATATAATTTTGACTATAAGCATAATTCAAACTTCCCTGATAAAGTTCTTCAACATAAATAGGAACCTCGTATCTTGATTTACCAAAATTATCAACACCTAATACTTTTGTAATATATTTTGACGAAGATGCACTTAATGAAGTTTCAAATGAAAATGTTTTATTATCATTTGTTAAACCCGATAATAAAAAAGATGAATAAGGTGATTCTGTAATACCTGAATATTGTCCAGTACAAACTATTTGTAAATTATTTGGAACCCAAGTATTATTATTATTGTAATCAATACCAACTTCATATACTGGTCCATGGTTATTACTTCCAGCGTTATTAACATAATTACAAATACCTCGTGAACGAATAGTACCAACAACCATATTATTAAAGTCGGTGTACGCCGTACCTGTAAAATTAATGGAAGTTCCAGAAATAGTGACCGTAAAATTAGAATTCCCATTATCAATTACATTATCAATAACATAAGAAAAAGAATAACCCGAATAATTATTTCCTGAAGAAATATTAAAATTAGCATAAAACCAAGGGTCGTTTGATGACGCAGATAAATCATTTTCTTCCAAAATAGGGTCACAGTCATATGGAGTTTTTACATTAGGTCTTCCATATGTAAGATAATAATTGTCATTATAAAGTATTGAACCATATATAACCGCCGTTGTTGCAGAAAGTGATGTTGTATTTACAATCTCACTTAAATAATTGTTAAAATCGGTTTGTATTGTAGATACTGAACCGTCTTGTAATTTATATTGTTTATTTAGTTGAACTTGATTTGGTAATGTCCCACTTATAAGGTTAAATGTACCTCCCGATGATGTACCCGTAAACGTTGCAGTAAAAGGTACGGGATTTGATGGTGCAGAAATAGTTGTTGGGTCAACATTAGCAACTAATGAAAGACTCCAAGATGGTCCTGCATCATATCCGGACAATCCTAAAATTCTTGTTACAAATAATTGATTTGATTGTTGTAAATATGATTTGGCAATATACGCCGCCTCATATTTTGGTATCTGAGTACCATAAAATTTAACGGGCTCTGAACCACCAAAATATGATTGGAATTCGTCAAAATTCGTTATGAATACTGGTTCAAATGCTGGACCTTTTAAAGTTTCTCCAACAAGGCCTAAAGTTGTTACCCCCACACTTTGGGCGATAAATGATAAGTCGGTTTCCGATGTGTACACTCCAGGTGATACAAATACTTTTTGATTTGCTTGTGCTGCCATTATTAAATTATTCTGTTACAGATTTATTTTATTGATAAATATTAGAGTTTTTATGAAAAAACTTTACTTTTAGATAAGTATTTATAAAGAGTATGAATAAATACTGCTTTTTTTCTACCTATGAATCCTAAAAAAGAAATAAAAAACATCAAAATATCTCCTGAATCACACGATATTTTAAAAAAATATTGTGATAAACGGGGAATAAAAATTTACAAATTTTTAGAAAATTTAATTGTAGAAAAATGTAAAGAAAAGAAAGACATTTATGGGGAAAATTAAATTAATTTATTTTCATATAGTATGTTTGCTTCTACAGTATTGTCATTTTTTGTAACTTCTATAGTTAAAATATCGTTTGTTGTAATCTCAATTTTTTGAAGGTCGCTCCCATAATAATCATTATTAATATATACATCAAAAGTATCAACATTACTTGTTGAAAGTAAATTCATATTTGAACTAAAGTCAATTACGTCAGTTAAACTTGTATTACCTGAAACAAATAAAAATGGAGTTTCAAAATTATCAGGGTTTTTAGGATATTTGTTTGTTCTTTTTTTTCTTGGAGCTGTGTTCATTTCAATTAATTGAGTCACTCTTTGAATTGCTGGTTTTACTTCAAATTCTTCTTCATCTATCAAATAACCCAACATAGTAAACTCATAATTTTGAACGTAATATTTTCTAGATTCCATACTTAATTGAGATTCGTCGGAAATGTTGGCTAATATTATTGGTATATATTGACCTTTAATGAAGGTATATGCTTGTTTTGATGAAAATGTTTGCATCACAATTTTATTAAGTTGATTTAACTCTCTCATTCTATTACAAATAATTTTTACATTATATGTAATATCTACAGGAACTGGTTGTGGAATTGTATAAATATCCATTCCTTGTTCGTTTCCATTCCAAGTTGGTACCGATGCGTAATAAAATTGTTTTCTGTTTGGTATTGTATATTGAAGTGATGGATTTGTGCCATACTTAACTTCAGGAGTCCTAACAACAGTAATAAATGGGGGGGTTGGATTATAGTCAACATCCACAAATTTCCAAGTTTCTAAATATTGTGACCAATTTTGAGTTGTGATTATAATATCTAATAATGGAACTATTTTACCTGAGGTAACAACTTTAAGTTTGTCTTTAACAAATTCAAGCATACCCTTATCCAAATCCGCATGTAATACTGATTTGGGTAAATAAGTTCCATCGTCTTTAATATATTCTAAAAGTTGTTCTCTCCTTTCAGATAAAACTTTTTTTGGTACTAAAGGTAATGTTGGTTTAACTATTGTTCTTGGTAGTGGCATGTTATTATTTTATTATAATCCGTTAAATTCGTCAGGACTTACATATGTTGCAACAATCGTTCTATAGAATGGTTTATATCCACCGTAAGTGTGTTTAGTGTCAGACACAACATATCCGTCATCACTAATGGAATAGTATCTGACTTGAGATTCAGTCTCATAATATCCAAGGTAATCCCCCATCCAAATCTCAACACCTAAGTCATCAAGTTGTTTTTGATAAATTGAGAACTTTAAATTTCCAGGTTCTTGTATTTCAACTTTAGAACTACCGTATAACTTATTAGTTGGTGCCATAACTTGAACTAAACCTTTTAATTCAATAGGTGACATAAATTGTATCCCATCTTCTAAAACTTCACCGTAAACATCATCTTTTTTTGTTTTATACCTATCAATACGATATAACACAACGGTAAAATTCATATCACCCTCAAGCCATTCTTGTCCCATATCAATATCAAGGTCAAAATCTTCATTACCAAAAAATTTGCCTAATCTTGTAACTGGAACTAACTTTTCTAATGTCCGTTTCATATATTGATAAATACTTAAAGTTTTATTATATTTTAAATAAGTTTATTAATATTAAATGAGTAACGTTAGTTTAGAATCAAAGGCAATGTCCATTCTTGAGTCATATGAGGGTGGCAATAACTATATCTTGGAATTAAAACGTAAATCACAGGTTAATAGAAAATTTTATCCAACAAGGAGCCAATCAGAATACATTATTAATTTTCACAATAAACAACCAAAAGTCGCAAAAAAATGGGTAATCCTTGACACATACTTTGCTCAGAAATTAGCCGACGACAAATTATATACTGAAATTCCACAAAAAGTTTGGGTTGAGAAGTTATTGGCGGATAAAGAAAAGGCTTACCACATTTGGGGTAGAGTTTTTGAAAATGAAGAACTTCACGATTTTTGGTTACCAAAGGCCGCAATTATCAAAGACAATTCAGTTAAAGATGTGGTAATTGATTACTCGAAGTATTCACATCGTCCACCACTTGAACACCAAAAAGAAGCAATACAAAAATTGGTTGAGAATAAAAAGTTTATCCTTGCCGACGATATGGGTCTTGGTAAAACAACCTCAACAATTATTGCTGCGTTAGAATCAAACTCAAAAAAAGTATTAATCATTTGTCCTGCAACATTAAAAATTAACTGGAAGAGAGAAATTGAAAACTATTCAAATAAATCAGTTTATATTGCCGAAGGTAAGAACTTTAGTCCAGATGCGGATTTTGTTATCATAAACTACGATATTATTAAAAATTTCCATGACACAAAAAAGAAAGGTGAGTCACAGATTCTTGACTCCAATTTTGATTTGGTGGTCGTTGACGAGGCACACTATATCAAAAATGGTACAGCTCAAAGGACAAAACTAATAAATGACATTGTTAAAAGTGTTGATAGACTTTGGTTATTATCAGGAACCCCAATGACATCTCGTCCAATTGATTATTATAATTTATTAAACCTTGTTGATTCTCCTACCGCAAGAAATTGGATGGCATATGTTATTAGATACTGTCAAGGTTATCAATTTAATGCTGGTGGTAGAAAAATATGGAATGTGACAGGTGCCAGTAATCTTGAAGAATTAAGAGACCGAACATCAGGAACAATATTAAGAAGATTGAAAGAAGATGTTCTTGACCTACCAGATAAAATTATAACACCAGTATATTTGAGATTAAAATCAAAAAATTATGAAGAAGTAATGGGCGAATATTATGATTGGTATGATAAAAATCCAGATGAATCTAAATCATTAACAGTTCAGTTTACTAAATTAACAAAAGTTAGACAAATAATTGCGGATGAGAAAATAAGTCAAACAATTGAACTTGCTGAAAATATTATAGAACAAGGTAAAAAAGTTATTATCTTTTGTAATTTTACTGACTCACTTAATAAAATTGTAGAACACTTTGGAAAAATATCAGTTAAACTTGATGGGTCTATGTCTAAACCAAATAGACAACATAGTGTTGATGAGTTTCAAGATAATGAAAAGGTGAGAGTTTTTGTTTCAAATTTGAAAGCAGGTGGAGTTGGTATTACTTTAACTGCCGCAGAAGCTGTCATTTTTAATGATATATCATTTGTTCCTTCAGATATGGCGCAAGCAGAAGATAGAGCCTATAGGTATGGTCAAAAAAATAATGTATTAATTTATTATCCAATTTTTGATAATTCTATTGAGGCGGTAATATATGATATGGTTAACGCAAAAAAACAAGTGATTTCAACAGTGATGGGTGATAATCAAGATAATGGTGATGTTGCTGAAGAAATCCTACAAAGAATTAATGAATTGAGATATTAACAAAGAACGGATTATTTATATATAACGGAT